ATTGAAGGTGTCATAACAAGTATCACGCTTGCAAGTGGTCAGGTTATTGCTTATAGATTATGAGTCTTGCAAATGCACTAAAAAAAGCGGCTTCAAAAACTCTTAATAAATTAGGAGGTGATGTGACTATTCGTCAGGTCACAGCAGGCAGTTATAACACAACAACAGGTGCGATAACTGAGTCAACATCTGATACGACTGTAAAAGGATCTTTAGATAATGTTTCGAGATCTGAAGTAAATGATCTTATTGAGTCTCAAGATAAGATTCTGACAATATCTGCTGGTGATCTTACATTTGTACCAACAACAAAAGATAGAGTTGTTATCAGCAGCGTTGAATTTAAGATCATACAAGTCACAACAAATGAGCAAAACAACACACCTGTTAGTTTCGATTTGATTTTGAGGTAAATATGGTTAGAGAAATAAATTTAACTGACATTGGAGATCATTTTGAACAAAAAGTTATCAACACTGTTAGAAAAGCAACTTTTAAAGCGGAGGCTGAAATAAAAGAATTTACTCCCGTTGATACTGGAAATTTAAGAAACTCTTTTGAAACAGAAATAAAACCTTTAATTGGTCAAGTTTTCACAAACGTTGAATATGCAGAACCTGTTGCTTATGGAACAAACTTACCTCCAAGCTGGGGTGGAAGATACAGAACAAGACCAGAGACAAAAACTATCAAAGGATATCCAGAACTTGTTGCAAAGCAACTGGAACAATTTATTGCCAACGAATTTAGGAAGGCATAATGGCTGCAATAGACTTAAACACTGTTAGAGCAACCATAGAAGCTAGACTTGCTACAGAGTTAGCTTCAAGTCCTGCAATCCCTGTTGTTTTTAACAACATGGCTTTTGATTCAACAACTGAGGACACTTTTGTTCAATGTTTAACAAGTTTTGGATCAAATGAATATTTAACTCAAGGAGACACAACCACAGCTTTTAATAATATTGTTGGTTTAGTTTTGATAAATATTTTTACGGAGGAGGGTCTTGGAGCTGGTTCTAACTTTACGATTTGCAAACGGATAAGAGACTTATACAATAGAGTTACTATTTCTAATGTAATTTTTGATGCACCTATTGGCCCTGAAATATTAACTTCAAGTCCAGAAGGTAAGTTTCAATCACAGATTAGAATCACATTTAATATTTATGAGGATCTTTAATTATGGCAAAGCTAGAAATTACTGAAGAAATGCTAGATGCAATTGAAGCTATAAAAGGAAGAAGAGAGGCTAATTATTGGGATCCAGAATGTAGAAAATATTATGAGAGTCAACAAAAAACTAAAAAAGATGTAAAGTCCACTGAAAAAGGTTAATATAATTATAAATATTTAATTTTTTGTCATGGCAGCTATTAAAGGTGATGTTGGCAAGGTTATGTTTCACAATGCGGCTGGTACTGA